AGGTGTTCCAGGAGCGCAGGGAGCGCAGGGTGTTGCTGGTGCTCAGGGAACTGCTGGTGCACAAGGTGCTGCTGGAGCGCAGGGAGCTGCTGGTGCGCAGGGTGCACAAGGAGCAACAGGTCCTACTGGAAATTCACTAACTGTTGCAGATACTAGAGGTTCGGTTCAAGGTCCAAATACTGGAAGTAGACAAGTAAGATTTGATTTTGTGCAAAACAGCACAGATGGTTTAAATGATGGTGGAACATACCATGGCGTCATGACATTTCAACAATGGCAAGATTCCTCTGGTGGTGGAACTCGTCAATTAGGATTTACAGATAACAATAATCTTTGGATTCGTGGTAGCGGTGGCGGTTTAACAAGTTATGGTAATTGGGGTAGAATTTGGAATTCTGAAAATGATGGCGCTGGTTCTGGTCTAGATGCAGACTTATTAGATGGCATCAATAGCACAGGATTTTTTATTCAAAGCGGTTCATGGTTAGGTGATCTTGGATCTTATGGATTTACTAGACAAAATGGCGTGACCATGACTGGCGGTGCTGAATTTGTAATTCTCAGTAAAAGCGGTAATGGATATACACTAGTTGATGGATCTTATTATGCATACGAAGCAGGTGGTTTTTATTCTTCTAACAATTCTGCTGGTAACACATTATTAGGATTTAATGCAGATACAACTAGTAGCGTAAACTTTAACTGTATTTTAAAAGCATCCACTGATGTCCGTGCACCAATATTTTATGATTCTAATGATACTGGATATTATTACGATCCTAATAGCACCTCTGACACTGCTGGACGTCAACGCGGTGGCACATTATATGGACCAAATGTAACTTGGGGCGCATATCTTTATGTTGGCACGAATGGTCGTGTTGGGACATCTGCTACAGTTGCTGTTACAAACGGAAATCTGCATCTTGATTGCCAAGATGGATATCTAACATATATTAATTGGTATAGTGGAACTGCAACTATATTTGGTAACGATATTCGCCCGACATTAATGTATGATAATCAAGATACCGCATTTTATTTAGATCCTGCTTCTTCTGGGTTGTCGTTAAAGGTAAACGGCAATATTGAATGCTTCGCGCGAAGCGCGGGTTGGGCTGAAGGTTTACGCATACGTGTTCCGTCAACATCAACTTGGGGTGGTCTTCGTTGGACGCGCGATCGCGGCAGTAACGACGGTAATTATTATTTAGGCTACACGGCACTTGATGCTACAGATGATCTTGTTCTTGGAGCAAACAATGGCGGCAGTCAAATAGATAACATCATACGAATTGCTAAATCTGGCACCGTCATGTTTGGTTCCTCTGGATCAACACTTAATGGGTCTAGAGTAGAAATTAAAGGAAGCGGTGTTTGGGATGGTGCTACATTAACGCTTACTAATACTGGCACTAGCGGAAGATCGTGGTCATTTTTCTCCACAAATTCTAGTTTTAGTCAAGGAGCAGGAAAACTGCTTCTTTATAATGCAACTGGTGGCACAGATGGTCTTTCTGTTGATAGTTCGAACAATCTCGTAGTTGGTGGAAACATCACTGCATATGGAACTGTTTCTGACAAGCGTCTAAAAAATAATATTAGACAATTAGATCCTGCATTACAAAAAATATTAGCACTAAAACCTGTGTCTTATTCATGGAATGAAGACAGTGATCAATATAAAACCGCAGGGCTAAGAGATGATATTGGATTTATTGCACAAGATGTTCAAGAAGTTGAACCTATTTTAGTCAGAGAAGGTTCTGATGGACTCCTTGGTTTGAGAGAACGTGGTATTGTTGCTTTATTAGTAAAAGCAATGCAAGAACAAAATGATGCCATCAAAGAACAGCAAAAGCAGATTGAAGAACTAAAGCAAGTCATAAATAAACTAAATAGTTGACAAATTGTTTATCAACTGGTATAATTAAACTATTTGTCTCATAGAGGTTAACAATGGCAATTACATATACTTGGAAAGTCACAGGACTCAAGATTACCAATACTAACACACTTTCAGATGTGGTTATTGGAACACAATGGCTATGCAAGGGAGTCGATGAAGACGGCAACGAAGGTGCGTTTTCAGGCGCGACACCATTTAAAGCCTCTGACGTCAATCCTGACAATTTCATTAACTACAGCACTCTTACCGAAGAGCAAGTTTTAAATTGGATTAAAGCAGTTGTGGTTGGTAGTTATTGGGATCACGTGAATGAACAGATCAACAAGCAAATTAATTTGAAGAAGAACCCTGTTACGGAAATCAACCACGAATTCCCATGGGGTCCAGTTGCAAACACAGCGAATACATAATTTTACATGAGGAGATAATTTATGGATAACATTCCAACAGAAACTGTAGTGACACTTGAACTGAGCGTGAACGAAGTCAATCTAGTTCTTGGTGCGCTTCGCGAACTTCCACATCGCGTGGTCAATGACATTCTTAACAAAGTCATTGCTCAGGCGCAGAAGCAGGTTCCAGCACCAAACGCACAAGCCCCAGTGACGCCACAATAAACAGAACCCCATAGCAATGTGGGGTTTTTATTAGTTTGTGAAATACCTAAATAATGAGAATACTTCATTTTTTAGGAATGTTCAATGGCATCACCAGCATCCCGCTCTGATCTTAAAGACTACTGCCTTCGCAGACTAGGCTTTCCAGTAATCGATATCAACGTAGATGACGATCAACTTGAAGATCGCATCGATGACGCATTGCAGCGTTTTCGTAACTATCACTACGACGGCACAGAAGAACTCTATCTAGCCCACGAAGTGACAGCTGGTGACGTATCCAATACATACGTTACTCTTGCCGATTCTATCATTGGTGTTTCAAGAGTTCTTCCGATTAACTCTGGCTCTATCAGTTCTAGCAGCCAGCAAGGTTTCAACATCTTTGACATTAACTATCAGATTCGTCTAAACGATTTCTATAACCTATTGTCAAGTTCATATACCTATTACGTCATTGCTCGCGAACACCTCGCGATGCTCGACATGATTGTTACTGGCGAACTACCATTTCAATATGACAAGAGCACCAACCAACTCAAGATCATTATGGATTGGGCAGGACGTTTAGCCATAGGCAATTATCTTGTCTTTCAGTGCCGTAGGATTATAGATCCAACCGTGTATACAAAAATCTACAACGACATGTGGTTAAAAGAATACACGACGCAGCTGTTCAAACAACAGTGGGGAACAAATCTTAAGAAGTATGGCAACTACGTTCTTCCTGGTGGTTTGATCATCAATGGTCAAACAATTTATGACGAAGCGACCGTAGAAATTGGTCGACTAGAAGAAAAACTCAGAGACGTCTACGAAGAACCAACAGCATTTTTGGTAGGATAAAATGCCATCGAGTGTTTATTTTAACAATAATGGTTCGCAGCGAGAGCAGATGCTGCTCGAAGATATGGTCATCGAATCCGTTAAGAATCACGGCATCGATGTTTTCTATATTCCGCGCGAATCACAATCATCGATCGATGAACTATTCGGCGATGATCCTGTTAAAACATTTACGAAAGCATATCCACTAGATGTTTATCTAGAAACATTTAATGACTTCGAAGGTAATGAAGAATTTTTTTCGAAGTTTGGTCTCGAAGTCAACAAAGGTGTTTCGATTACTATTGCTCGCCGCACGTTTGAGAAATATATTCCAAACACACTTCGCAATGTTCCAAAAGAAGGCGATCTAATTTGGTTTCCTGTTCAACTTAAACTCATGGAAATTAAATTCGTCGAGCAAGAAAAATCATTCTTCCAGCTCGGACGTCCTGGTGGTGGTGCAGTGGCTACGGTTGCTGGCGCGAAGATTGGATACATGTATCAAGTTTCATGTGAGACGTTCAAGTATAATGGCGAATTGATCAACACAGGATATCCAGAGATTGATGCAATAGCAGACATCCGCGCATTCAGTGTCGATTACACAATGAGCGCAAATGGATCCTTGTCATTCGATCCACAAGAAATTGTGTATCAAGGCGCATCACTTGCGTCAGCATCAGCGAAAGGTTACGTTGTTTCTTGGGATAGACCTAATTTAATTTTGACTATTCGCAATGTGAAAGGCGAGTTCGCACCTAACACTCCAATTCGCGGATACACGAGTAACGCAAGTTGGACACTCGCAAGTTCAAATACAATGGAAGATGCTTCCACACCATATGATGATAACGTAAGAATAGAATCTGAAGCTGATAATATTTTAGATTTTACTGAACTCAATCCATTCGGTGAACCATAATGCTCTCTAATCAGCATTTCTATCATCGAATTATTCGTAGGCTAGTTGTAGGATTTGGCTCGCTGTTCAACAACATCAAGTTGTATCGATATACAAAAGATGGTTCTATAGAAATTGAACGCATCACGGTGCCACTATCATATGCGACTAAAGAAAAATTCTATGCGCGTATTACACAAGACCCAACGCTCGGTAAAGAATTAGCAATTACATTGCCTCGCATGTCGTTTGAGTTGTCCTCTATCACATACGATCCTCTCAGAAAAACGAGCGCGTTCAATCATAATTTTGCTCCTGGTGCTACGAACGATGTGTTAAAGAGCACACCATACGCACCATATAATTTTACATTCGATTTATATCTTTATGTGCGCAACACTGAAGATGGAACACAGATTATTGAACAAATCCTGCCTTACTTTTCGCCAGATTATACTTTGACGGCAGATCTTTCTACGCTAGTAGATATTAAGACTGATGTTCCAGTAATTCTAAATTCAATTAATTATGATCAAAATGCTATAGGTGAATCTGATCAAGTTCGCACATTAGTTTGGAATTTAAACTTTACAGTAAAGGCATGGATGTATGGTCCAGTTAGTGCGAATTCAAAACTTATTCGCAAAGTTACAGCAAATACATACGATAGCACTTACATTGACACTGGCGAAAGAAAAATATTCCTCAGCACTGGGAATGGGGATTATAAAATTGGTGAACTGGTGTATGATGGACCTAAAATTTCTGCTGCAAATGTGAGTGCGTTTGTAAAATCTTGGGATAATGTTGCAAATCAATTGATTGTAGTTGACACAACTGGCGCATTGTTGCCGAATACATATCTAAGAGGCGCAGTAACAAACACGGCATATAGAATTTCGACATTTGCTGTAAACGACAATCAGATTGTCAATTTAACTGTGACACCAAATCCATCAAATGCAAACGCAAATGATGATTTTGGATTTACAGAAACTATCGAAGAATATCCAAACATAACATAGTATGAGCGACGTAGATAATAAACTGAGTGAAATATTGAACACTGATTATATTCCTGCGGTAAAGGAAGATAAACCAATTACAGTGCATTTATCGCACACAGAAAATCCAGACGCAGATTACTCTCGATCAAACTATTATAATCTTATTGAAAAGGGCAACGAAGCACTTGACGGTATTCTTGAAGTTGCCAAAGAATCTCAGCACCCACGTGCGTATGAAGTTGCTGCGAATATGATCAAAAATCTCTCTGACGTTACAGAGAAATTAATGATTCTACAAAAACAACAACAAGAATTACAACCTAAAGAACCTGCTGCGCCAACTAA